CACGGCGATCTCATTCCAACTCTTCAATGTCGTTCAGGTCATTAATGTTTAGCTTATATTTGTTGCGCTTTTTTATTGGCCTATACTTTTCATCAGGCCGCTCTTCATATTTTTTTCTTTTATGGCGGCTAAACTTTTCTAAACGCTCGCGCTTGCGATCATTCATCATCACTAAAGCTTCCCCGCTTTGAAACGTCTATCCAGGATGCTGGTATACTGTCTTCAGAAAACCAGCGAAATCCTTTAGAAGAGGCCCACTCAGCGTGGTTTCTTTTTGTGCCATCCTTTCTTCGTTTAGCTTGGGGCATGGGGGCATCTGGATCAGCAAACAAAAAGACTAGCTCTATGTCTTTTGGAAGAGCCTTAGCTATCCATACATATTTGTTGTACTCGTTGTGATCCCAAAAGCGACCCTTCGCCTCTAAATAAATTTTCTTTCCATCTATTTCACGAATGAAGTCTGGATGATAGGTGTGCTCAACAATATAGGCAGCCTGCTCCGTATGTATCTTCCATTCATTAAGAATACCTGAGTGCAACTCATACTCCCAATTAGAATCATATCCACGGACAGGTGCTTTGTCAGTAGGCCGCTTAACACGAGCCTTCCTGTAGCCTTTCTTTATTTTTGGTTTCAATGTACTGTAGGTATTCCTTCAAAATGAATCTTCAATATAGCATACAACTCAAATAATAAGTCATCGTCTATGGTTTCTTCTTCTGCTAATTGTTTGGCGCAAAAAAATATTAGCGCCTCCAATGTTAGCCCCTTCATTTTAGATCAGCCATAGAGTAACTGTCTATATTTTTTTGTGGGGCCTGCCTAAGCTTTCTTTTTAAATTTCTTTTTATCCAGCGTGGTGTGAACAAAGAATTTCTATGGACACCCTGCTTATAAAAATAAGCATTCTCTGGTACATATTGCTTATAGTTTTTACGCACAAGCTTGGCGGCTTCTTCTTCAGAAATAACAGTACTCAGCCACTCAATAAAAATATCTATTGTTTTCTGATTTATTTTTTTAGAAAGGCGTCTGTTCATCTATAACCTCTTCAACTCTAGGAGCAACTTCGATATGAGTAAAATAAGCTAGCCCGTTAGCATACTTAAACACTCGTAGCCCTGCACCATTATTAGAATCTCTGTAACACTCAAACTTGTAGGGGCAGTATACACAAGTACGATGTAACTTCATGTTGCCTTTCTTCCCATCAGGTACAGACTCGTAACACCTGGGTGGGGGAGTAGATAACTTCAAAGACTTTTTAGCGTCTTGTATTTTAGAGATTATACTAGGCTTGTCAAGCTCTTCTGGGCGATACAGGCATAGCTCCCCGCTCTCTTTATTGATGACAAGGAAGCCGCCTTCAGAGGACTTCTCAGCCTCTTCATAGCCTGCAAGCTGGGACATATAACCAAAGGGATCGTCTTCTCGTAGTCGCCCTTCACGGAACTTATTGAACGAGTATTTAGATGCGGTCTTTATATCGACCACTTCTCCATCTATCTTGCAATCAATATGACCTGTTACTCCACGAACATCTACTTCTTTCTGTTCGTCTGTAACTTTATGGCCTGCTGCTCGGACAAGCATGAGAAGAATCTCTTCTAAGATATGTCCATACAAGAACTTAATTTGAGTTGAGGGCATTGGGTCTGCTTTATCAGCGGATATGTGTTTGTCATACCAAAGCTGTCGAGCAGGGCGACCAACATTAGACATCCTCAAAGAGAACTCTGAGTTTCTTTCAGACGGTCTAGCCCAAGCAAGAATGGAATCTTTCATACGAGCTAGTGTAAAGTCTAGATCATCCTCAGATAAATTAAATTGTTTTCCTTTAGACAGTTCTGATAACTGTCCATATATATCGTCAATTAATGTGTCAAGTTTCATTATGATTTATCCAACGTAATTGTCTTGTATCGGCATAGAACCCTAATAGTACAACGCCTAATTGCTTTTGATACTCTGATCTACAGCCACCAGAATTTCTCCATGCGTCAGGCTTTCGATGATCTCTAACCATTGTCTTTACATCTATGAGTATACACTCTTCATCTTTATAGGCAACCATATCTATTGGGCCTGTTGATCCAGGATTTATAAAAACTTCATAGCCCTGATCCCATAACCAAGTAACAGCATAAAATTCTGCAATGTCTCCCATGCGACTAGCGCAGAAAGGACTTTTGTATACCTTCTCAGGTTCTTCTAGATCATCAAAAAGGAGGGGCTGTTGTGGTTCAATGTGTTTCACTCCAGTTATCTCCTATCTTGTACTCTCCATCAAGCTCACAGAAAAGCTCAAGCTCTTGCCCGGTTCTACGAATAGCGTCTACGCCTAGCTGACCCACACAATCAGATTGTTTTTCTAAAGCTTCTATCTGCCATTCATCATGGACGTTGCAAACAAAGTGTGCGTCAAGGGTATTAAGTTTTATGTCACGGTATAAGTTTATCATAGCGTGTTTCATAACTATAGCACCAGCACTTTGAAGTAAAGTATTTAGTGCGGCGTGTTCAGATCTAATATAAAGCTTACGTCCATCTAGTCCTTTGAGGAAACCTTTTGAAGCCGCTCGTCCAACTGCGTCTTTAAGATGTTTAAATGCAGGGAGATTATCGAAGAAACGCTTTCTAAGTTTTGCACCATCGCGTTTGTTTCCTCCAACCACACTGCCAAGCTTCTCATCTCCTGCTCCGTATAGGAGTGCATAGATAAATGTCTTTGCCTGATTTCTTGATTCAAGCCCTGCAAGTCTTTGGTTAGTTGAGTGTATGTCTCCGTGCAATATTTCATTCTTGAAGTCCTCGTCCTTCATATAGTGTGCAAGCATTCGTAACTCAAGGCCGCTAGCATCAATACCAATCAGCTTGTAGCCTTCTGGTACAGTCCAACAGGCTCTACACTCTTTACCATAAGGAGATGCAAGACTAGGAACCTGTGCCATATTAGGGCTGTTATGTGTCATGCGACCTGTGATAGTTCCGTTTGGATTGACAAAGCCACGAACACGATCATCATCGTGGGCCTCCTTCAACCAAGACTTGACCTGTGCTATTCGCTTTTGAAGCAGAAGATACTCAGCAATCAGGGTTGCTTCAGGTATATCTTTAATCTTACTGAGTGTAGACTCATCCACAATAGGCTGTCCCGTAGGCGTAAACTTTTGTGGCTTCCATCCGAAGTCGATTAGATACTCACCAATCTGTTTACGTGATCCCAAATTGAAAGGTACTTCTTCAATCCGTATAGCCTTGCGCTTAGTTGCAACCTCTTCATATTCTTCTTGAGTTAGACGGGCTTTCTTATCAGAACCCTGGATTAAAGCCATCTTAGATAGCGCACCTGTCTTTGTGAAGTGTGGTAGAAGAATAGTTTTTAGTTGTTTAGGTCTGAAAGTTTTTTGGACTTCACGCTCTACTTCTTTCAGACGATCAGTAAGCTCTGCTTCTAATAGCGTTGCGTTCTGAACATCCAATAAGAACCCATGATCTCTTTGCTCTGCAATAATCTTTAGTGTCTCATGTTCTAGCACTACTGACTGACGGCTAAAGCCACGCGACTCGACCTTCAGATTATTAAACATCTTTGCATTAAGCACTGCATCGTTGCGGCAATAGTTTAACATCTCTGGAGAATACTCTCCAAATTCCTTGTGATCTATTTTCTGAAGACCAATACGATACCCCCAGGATTCAAGACTATGACCTCCTTCTCTTGTTGGGTTAAAGAGTCGAGACAAGACCAGCGTATCTACGACTGCTCGCCCCTCTGTTAAATCAACATTATGTATTTTCTTTATGGCAGGAAGATCATACCCAATGATGTTATGACCTATTAGTTTTTCAGCGGTGGTTAAATGTGCGAGGCCATTGACAATCTCAGTAGGCCCAAAGGTTTTGGTTTCACCTGAGTCGGGATCGACAGCAGCAATACACCAAATCTTTGTAGGCTCTAGGCTGTCAGCCTCAATATCAAAGACAATTGATTTCATAGTTCAAGCTCGTCTTGTTCTTCAACTTCCATTGCAATTTCACTCAGCCTGCCACTGTCTTTGTCATAAAACAAATGGGTGGCTAAACCAACATCACCTGTATATCTAGACTTCAGCACACGTACTCTTGTGGTACTAGCTTCAATAGGATCTTCTGATTGCTGATTACGCTCTAAAGATATTACACAATCAGACAACTGAGCAATGCTCTGTGATCCACGTAGATGATTGAGTCCTGTCTCAATACCATTCTCATGTCCACGATTACCATCAATCCTTCTGAGGTGTGACACAAGTATCAGGCCCACACCTGTCTCTTCGACCAGCGTTCTAAAGTTGTGCATTATAGAATCTATATTGCGGCGTTCATCACCATCGGTTGTCATAGACAGTAGCATATGCAAGTGGTCAAAAACTATCCACTTACATTCAAGGCCCATTGCCATGAAGCGTAGTTTACTAAAGACACTATCAACATCATTCATCCCCAGATGTGCATGGACAAAGACACGGTTCTTGTTCTGCCCATCATAAAGAACATTAAAGAAGTTATCGATTTCTTCTTCACTAAACTGAGCGCGAACACTATCAATGTGGAGTCGAGCATTAGCCTCAATAGATAGAATACCATCAACAGTCCTACGCCAATCCTCTTCAAGAGCAATAACACCTACCTTGTCGTTGGTGTTTGTGATGAGCCAGTGTTCAAGCTCGCGGGTGACGCTAGATTTACCAAGCCCTGTACCGCCGGTCAGTGTAATTAGTTCACCCTGTCTCAAGCCCTCCAGCTTTGCATTAAGACCGCCCCAAGGATAAGGAATAGATTCTTTACGCTCACGCTTCTTGTAGTTCTCACGCTCTTCACTGACGTTTAGAATCCCAGACGGCGTGTAAAGTTTTGAAGCCCACCACGCAGTGACGTAAGCTTTGTGGTGACCCAGCTTAAGCATCTCGTTAGGGTCTTTGAAGTCAGTAGGGAGCGTAAGTATCTTGGCCTTTCCGGGCTTGATAATACGCGCCACTTTCTTTGCGGCTTCTCTTCCGGGCTTGTCGTTGTCGAAAGAAATAACCACCGTATCAAACGATTCAAGGAATTCAAGATTTTCTTGTACATCCCGGGCTGCGCCCTGTGCTCCATTCTTAACAGATACGACGGGCCACTTACTACCAAGAAGTTCGTATGCCGCCATAGCATCACATTCACCCTCAGTGATCGTAATGTATTTGCCACCCGCCTGCGCGATCTGCTGACCAAAAAGGCCAGTTCCTTTTGACGAACCGTTCCAACCAAAAACTTTATTTGCTCTACGAATTTTTGTAGCAACTTCTTCGTTGTTAATATAAGCAGGGTAATGGTGTTCAACGATTTCACCTCGTTCATTTTTGACTGATCGAACACCATATTTCTTTGCGGTTTCAAGGGAGATCCCCCTATCTGTTAGTGCATGATACACGTTATTGTTTCCAGTAAAGGGTGTGTTGTCGTTTGATCTTTTGAAACTATTGAAGTCTGCCACGTTGCCTCCCATTGCAGATTCGTAGTCTTTGAAAAATGTTCCGCAACTGAAACACTTTGCAGAACCGTTCTCGTTAATGGAGACAGGATCACTGCCTCCGCAACTTGGACAAGGTTTTTGATAGGCCACAAAGTCGCCCATGTTTATTCCTCCGTTTCATTGTCCTCGACTAT